GGGCCGCGCCGCTTTAGCTGGCAGCGCCGGGGTTTGGGCGGCCTGCGCGCACGCCCTGGCCCCTCGCCCCATGGCCGCCGGCGCTTGCCCCTCGAACCCGTTCGCCGGCTCGAAAAACGCAACATCATTCACCCCGGCCCATGATCCTCAGGGAAAAGAACACGGGCTTCCGTACATGTACTGGAACCGTGGAACCGGAGTGGAACCGGAGGCAAATCAGCGCAAACCGTTGATATTGCTATGTAAATCTCAAAGTGGAACGTTGGAACCGTGGAACCATATGTCCCATACGCGCGCGCGGGTGCGCACATGGTTCGGTTCCATGGTTCCATCGTTCCAGAGGGATAGATTGATAGGGTTTTTCAATGGCTTGGCCGTGATCGGCAAAGCGTTCCAGCCCGGTTCCAGCGGTTCCAGAATTAAAAATGGGGTGTTTAATGGCTGACAAGCCCGACACCGGCCTGCGCGGCGCCTTGCAGCTCGACCAGGCCGCAAACGACCTTGCGAAAGGGCTCGCGCCGGACGCTGAAAATCCCGACGCCGACGCCGAGCAGCTCGGTCTCTTTTCCGGCTCGAGCGTCTTCGGCCAGCTGAAGGACGCGGACGGCGTTCGTAAAGCTTCCGGGCCGGGGAGGCCGAGGGGATCGACCAACCGCACCACGCGCGACCTGGTCAAGCTGATCACCAGCAAGGGCAAGCACCCGCTGCTCGCCATGGCCGAGATCGTGGCGACGCCGATCGACGTGATAGCCGCCACGCTCGGCTGCAAGAAGATCGAGGCGGCCGAGTATCACCGCAAGGTGATGTCGGATCTGGCGCCCTACGTGGCGCAGCGCCTGCCGCTGGCCGTCCAGGTGCAGGGCGCGAACGCCGGCGTCCTGATCATCAACACCGGCGGCCCGATCGGCGAGCAGAGCGCCGCCGGCCTCGATATGCGCGTCATCGAGCACGATGAACAAAATCAAGCACTTAGCGGCGACGACAACGCCACGTCTCACGACGACGCGTCACACGAAGAGGTTAAGTAGATGATTTGTTTGACTAATCAGCCATCGGGGCGGCAGGTCGAAAACCTGCCACTCCATAGCGCCGCGACCAGGCGCAATCCGTCCGGAGGGGTGTCCCCTCGCCGCCTGGCCGGCGCACCCCGGGGGTATCCCCGAAACGCGTTTCCGGTCAGCGAGCGGGTTAAGCCCGTGCGGTTTTCCCGCTCCGAAACCAGCTTTGGAGGAAGGGCGGAAATTAGCGCCAACCTTCCGGGGCGGGGGGAGGGCTCGCGCCAATGAGAAAATCACTTGGGGAAGTCGCGACCATCGCAAGCCCGGCAGCTGCCGGCAATCCCGGTTCGGCAGAAAACCTGTTGACGGCGGCGGCTTTCAATCCGCCGCCGCTGTGCGCCCTTGGCTGGCTGGTCGTGCGGGCCGTGATCGAGCAAGGCCAGGAGCGCATGGATGAGGAAGGGTGCGGCGCCGTGTATGCCGCGCTGCGCTGGCCGTCGAATATCGATTTGGACGCGTCCAAATGAATTCCGATGATGCGTTGATCGAACTTTACCAGCGGCTGAAGGCTCGCAACGCGCCGAAGGCCGGCGGCTTCACCACGCTCTCGGCCGACGAGCAGCGGACCTATTTCCGCGACAGCCGCCGGCGCAGCCGCGCGAAGGACCGGGCGGCGATCGCCGCCGGCGCGCCGGCGCCGACGTCGACGAACATCCGTCATGCGCTGGCCGACGCGGCGCTGATGATGCTGGCGGTCGACGCACCAGGCGCGGACCTGGTGCGCGAGGTGCTCGCCGATGTGTTCCGCAAGCGCCCCGGCGTTCCCTTCAACGTCCAGCAGCGCGCCCGCTCGGGCAATCTGCGTCCGAAACTCGCAACCAAACAGGGCAAGCGGCAATGACCACGCTCAATCCCGAGATCCTGCAGCTCTATCGCCAGGCGGCGGTCGACAAGATGGATATCCGCGAATACACGCCGCCGGGGCCGGTGGCGCGCGAGATGCTGCGCGACCGCGCCAACAACGTGCGTTTCCTGCACGGACCGATCGGCTCCGGCAAGACGAACGTGAACTTCTTTGACAAGCTGACGCTGGCGCATGAGATGCCGAAATGCACGCGCGGCCAGTATGCCGGCCACCGGCTGTTCCGTCACCTCGAGGTGCGCGATACCTACGCGAATTTGTGGGGCACCACGATCAAGAGCTGGTGGGGCTGGTTCGGGCCGGACATTGGCAACTGGACGGGCGGCGAGAACCGCAAGGCAACGCACAATCTCACCTTCGAGCTCGCCGACAAGAGCCTGCTCTATTTCGAGATCGTGTTCCAGGCCATCCAGGACCAGGACGTTGACGCGGCGCTGCGCGGTATCGAGTTCACGACCGGGAACATGGGCGAGGCCGACCAGCAGTCCGGCGACGTGCTGCCCTACCTGCTAGGCCGCGCGCTGCAGCAGCGTTTCCCGCCCAAGCGGTTTTTCGAGCCTGGCACCAACTACTACACCGGCGTCACGGGCGACTTGAACCCGGCGGATCCGGAGAACTGGATCTATGACACGTTCGAGGAGAAGCGGCCGGCCGGCCACAGGCTCTATCGCCAGCCGTCCGGCCGCGGGCCGAACGGCGAGAACCGTGTCGCCATCAGCCGCGAGACCTACGAGAAGATGGCCGAGATGAACAAGCACCGCAAGGATTGGGTGCGGCGCATGGTCGACGGCCTCAAGGGTTTCTCCCGCGACGGCGAGCCCGTCTACGAGGAGGAATACGACGACCAGGTCCATTGCAACGACGACGCGGATCTCGAGCCGATCAAGGGCCTGCCGATCCGGATCGGCTTCGACCAGGGCGTGCGCGGCCCGGCCATGATCGTGGCGCAGTGGACGCCGCGCGGCCAGCTGCGCGTGCTCGACGAGCTCTGCCCGGGCCGCATCGGACCGACCGGTTTCGGCCGCGAATGCAAGGTGCTCCTGCAGAGCCGGTATCGGGATTTCCGCATTGAGCGCGCTACCGGCGACATGAAGGGCTTTGACGGATCCGACGAGGAGCACGGCGACAAGTCGATGTTCGAGACCGTCGCCAACGTCATGGACATCGTCATCTTCCCCGCCGAGACCAACGAGCTGCAGCCGCGGCAGGATGGCGTGCGCCAGCTGCTCCGGTACCGGATCGGCCGCGAGCCGGCGTTCATGCTCTCGAGGCGGTGCAAGAAACTGCGCAAAGGCTTCAACAGCCACTATCGCTACAAGAAGCGCCGCGGCCAAGAGGCCGGGACAGATCCGAAGCCGGAGAAGAACGAATTCTCCAACCCGCACGACGCGCTGCAATACCTGGTCATGGACCTGGTCGGCCTGGCCGGCATCGAGCGCGGCGAGCTGCAGGGCGCCGGCGGGGATCGCTACCGGCGCGACGATGAGGACGACGAGCGCGGCGGCAGCGCGATGCCGAAAACCGATTTTGATGTGTGGAGAACCTGAATGAAGAACCAACTTGGCGATGGGCCTATCCAGGCCGACTACCGCGAGAAAATGAACGCCGCCATGGCGATCATAGACGACCTCATGAACGATGGAGCAAAAGGCAGCAACCGATCAGTTGGGATCGTTATGCTGATGTTTCCCTTCGGATCTGGCGATGGCCGCTGCAACTTCATTTCCAACGGCGCAAGTCGGAACGACCTGGTCGTGCTTTTCAAGGAGATGATCGCGCGTTTCGAAGGCCAGCCAGCCATCAAAGGGAGGGCCTGATGAATTTTGGGCGGACCCTTCGTCGCCGTTGGGGCGACAACGATCGCTATTTCGGGCCGTTTACATTCGCCTTCCGCGAGCGCTGGCGGCATTTCGCCGTGCTCTTGTCGTCAGGTGATGATGAATACCCGGGCTGCAATCTGCGCGTCAGCGCCTTCGGCAACACGATGATTATCGGCCTCCCCAAACTCCTCCGACCGTATGTAGGCTGGCATGATCTGAGCCATGCCGATTGGGCGAAACCGGGGCCGGACGGTCGCAAAGGCTATGTTGAAGTCGACGAGCGCGAATATGGTTTCTTGCTCTCGGATGGCCATCTATCGGTCAAGCTCGGCCGCCAGACCAACGATAGCAGCACTACCCAGGATTGGGGATGCTTCCTGCCGTGGACACAGTGGCGCACGGTTGCGGAACGCCTCTTTGACGACAAGGGCGAGCTCTGGGCAACCAAGGCTCCGCGCATCAAAGGTGAGAGGAACCACGACGCCTGGTCGCGATGGTATGAGCTTCGAAAGGCCTGCCCGGCCGTCCGCTTCTCCTTCGCCGACTATGACGGTGAGCAAGGTTTCGTCACCACGTACATAGAGGAGCACGATAGCCGCCTCGGCACCGGATGGTTCAAGTGGCTTGGTCTATTCAAGCGCCGGAGTTATCGCGGCCTCGACATCGCCTTTTCGATCGAGGTGGGGGAGCGAAAGGGATCGTGGAAAGGCGGCACCCTTGGGCATTCAATCCGGATGCATCCCGGCGAGCTCCATGAGAGCGCGTTCCGTCGCTACTGCTCCCAACACCGGATGACTTTCATCGGGCCAGCCTGATGCAGTTCCGCGCCGCCACGCTCGCCGACTATGCCACGATGTTTCCGCATGCCGGCGCCCGCATGTGGAAGGCCGCGCGGGTTCAAATCTTGGGCGGGCCGGCGTGGACGCTCTGGCGCGGCGGCGAGCGCCAGGCGATCTGCGGGCTCTATCCGGTCGAGCACGGCCGCCTCGAGGCGTGGCTGATGCTGCGCGAGGACAAGCGCCCTGCCCTCTCGACGCTGCGCTACCTGCTCGACCGATCGTCGCAGATCTTGCCCGATCGCGAGGTGATCTGTCGCATCGACGACGACAATCCGGCCGGGCACCGGCTGGCGCTGCTCGCCGGTTTCCTGCCCCTCGATGAGCACCTTTACGGTTCCAGGATCCGCACCTGGTCGCGCCGGGCATGAGCGTAAAACGCAACACGACGGGCGCCCCGCTACTCTCCCCCGGATTTCGACGGTCCGGAGATCCCGATCATGAAAGCAATCGCAGGCCTGTTCGGCGTCAAGCAGGAAGGGCCGAGCGCGGCCGAGAAGGCGGCGCAGACCGACCAGCAGGCGCAGGCCAATCGCGCCAACGCCGAGGCCGACGCCAAGGTCGCGCTCGCCTCCCGCGCCACTTCGCTGCGCCGCTCGCTCGCCTACAACGACCAGCGCAAAGCTACCCTGGGCGGCTGATGGCGGCCACGCAGTACGTCGCCGGGGCCGATGGCGGCCAGAACGCGGGCACGCCTAGCTCGCCGCTGACGCGCGTCGCCAAGAATGCCGGCCGCGCCTATTCCAAGTGCCGCGATCACAAGACGCTGCTCAACGAGCTCTACGAGTATGTCGTGCCCTACCGGGCGCCCGCCGGCACCCCGGCGGCCTCAACGCAAGGCCGCGTCGACCGCATCTTCGACGGCACCGCCACCAAGGCGGCTTTCCGCTTCGCCGGCCGCATGAGCCAGGACGTCACGCCGGCATTCCAACGCTTCTTCGAGTTGAAGGTCGGCCCCTATCTCGAGCTGCAGGGCGACGCGAAAAAGGAAGTCGAGCAGGAGCTCGCCCTGATCGCGACCAAGGTGTCGGCCGTGCTCGAGGGCGCCGACTTCGCCGTCGCCGCCGGCGAGATGTATCTCGACCTGTTCGGCGGCACCGGGGCGCTGCTCATGACGGAAGACGAGCGCGACGTGCTGCGCTTCGTCGCCGTGCCGATCGCCGAACTTGCGCTTCGCGAGGACGGCCATGCCCGCGTCAACGGCATCTACTGGGAAAAGATGTACCCGGCCGAGGACATCCCCAACCTGTGGGCAAAAGCCACAATCTCGCCCGAGCTCGCCAAGATCATCAAGGAGGCGCCGGAGACGGAGATCAAGATCCTGCAGGCCTCCGAGTACAATGCGCGCACCGGCCAGTGGGATTTCCATGCCTTCCGCCCCGACAAGTGCGAGGAAGGCCCGATCTACTCGACAACGGAAAACACCTGCCCGTGGCTGACGCCGCGGTTCTACAAGGTGCCGGGCGAACCGATGGGCCGCGGCCCGGGGCTGATGGGCCTGCCGACCGCGAAGACCTTGAACAAGGTGACCGAGCTCACCATCAAGGCGGCCGCCTTCGCCATCCTCGGGCTCTGGACCTACAAGAACGATCGGGTGTTCAACCCGAAAACCGCCGTCATGAAGCCGGGCGCCATGTGGGCGGTCGGCTCGACCGGCGGCTCGATGGGCGCCTCCGTCAGCCGCCTCGAGGTTCCCGGCCGCTTCGACATCTCGAACATCATCCTGCAGGATCTGCGCGAGAACGTGAAGCAGACCATGCTCGACGACACGCTGCCGCCCGACAGCGGCGCAGTGCGCTCGGCGACCGAGATTGTGGAGCGCATGAAGCGGCTCTCGGCCGATCTCTCGGGCGCCTACGCGCGCCTGGTGCTCGAGATCATCCGCCCGCTTATCCAGCGCGTGATCGACGTGCTCTACCGGCGCAAGCTGATCAAGACGCAGCTGAAGATCGACCAGCTGCTCCTCAAGGTCGACGTCGTGTCGCCGATCGCCAAGATGCAGCAGGCGCAGGACGTCTCGTCCATCGTCGAGTGGCTGCAGATCCAGCTCTCGCTCGGCGGCATGGAAATGACCATGCTGACGTCGAAGGTGGAAGACATCTTTGCCGATATCGGCCGCAAGCTCGGCGTGTCGGAAATGTACATCCGCGGCGACAACGAGAAAAAACAGATCATGCAGGTCGTCGCCGGCGTGATCGCCCAGGCGCAGATGGCGAACAAGCCGCCGCCGGCCGCCGGCCAGGCGCCGCCGGCGGGCGCATTGCAAAAACAGCCGGCGTGACAGCCGGGAAAGAGGCCAGGAAGTGACAGGAACCAAGCAGGATCCGCATGGCGTCGAGCCCGACGCCGAAACCCGCGCCATAGATGGCATGGACCAGGCGCCGTCCGTCGAAGGCATCTTTGCCCAGATCGCCCGCCATTTCGGCGTGGACGCGGACGGCTGGGGCGGCATCAACGACGCCGCCGGCGGCCTGGCGAAGCAGCGCGCGGAGCAGCAACGCGCCATGAAGGCCGAGGCGAACATCTTCCGCGACACCTTCTCGACCAGGTCCGGGCGCGAATGCCTGCGCATCATGACCGAAATGACGATCGACGCCGAGCCCTATCCGGCGGCGGCGCAGCTGTCGATCGATGCGATCACGCCTCTGGTGATCGCCCATGACGCAAACTGCAAATTCGTCCGCGGCATTTATCAGGCCATTGCCGCGGCCGAGAACAAAGAGGCCAAAACGAGGACCGTGAACCATGACGACACAGGCAGGGGCCGGCGCGGGCGCCGGAAGTGACAACAACGCCGGCGCTGCCGGCGCAGGTGCGGGAGCTGCAGGCGCCGCTGGTGCCGGCGCGGCTGCTGGCGCAGGGACCGGCGCGGGCGCCGGTGCGGGCGCAGGCAATGGCGGCTTCCCGATCGGCGGCGCCGATGGCGCGCAGGCCGGGCTCTATAAGCCGCAGGGCATAGCCGACCACCTTCTCGGCCAGGACAACAACGGCACGATCGACAAGTTGTTCAAGGCCTACGAAGGCGCGCGCACCGAGCTCGCCAAGGGCAAGCCGACGCCGATCAAGGCCGCTGACGTCAAGTTCGAATGGTCCGACAAGGTCAAGGGCTCGATCGCCGCCGACGATCCGGCGATCAAGGCGTTCGCCGAGATCGCCGAGCAATCGGGCTTCACCGCCGACCAGCTCGGCGCCATCCCGAAATTCTTCGACCTGGCCGTCGACAAGGGCTGGATCGAGAAGCCATTCGACAGCGCCGGCCTGCTCGCCTCGCTGGCGCCGTCCGACTTCAAGGGCACGCCGGAGGAAAAGCAGGCCCGCGGCGGCGAGCGGCTGACCGTCGCCGAGAACTGGATCAAGCAGCTCGACAACAAGGTCGTCGACGACAAGATGAAGGGCGAGCTGCGCCTACTCACCACGTCGCTCGACGGCGTGCGCGTGGTGGAGATGTTCATGAAGTCCGGCATGAACTCGTCTTTCTCGCCCGGTGCCGGCGCGGGCGGCCAGCCGGCCGTCACCAAGGCGCAACTCGACGCGCGCGTCGCGGATCCGCGCAACGACAGCACCAGGCACGACAAGTTCGATCCAGCTTTCGCGGAGGAAACAAGGCGGCTGTTCAGGCAGATGTACCCCGACTGATTTGGCCCTCACAGCCACAGGGAAGGCCCGCTGCAGCGATGCGGCGGGCCTTCGCGTTTTGCAGCCTAAAACGCAACACGTTCGATCCGCGCTTAGCTTGGCCGTCCAACGGTGGATGGACCCGGCGCGGCGGCGGCACCCGGCCTCTTAGGAGGAAAGGCCCGCAAACCAGACTGGCACTCGGCCCCGCGAACCTTTTTCGCAACTCTTTCACGGGGAAAGATGCCATGTCCCAGACGGCACCCAATCACTACGTCCAGCAGTGGCGCACGGAAGCCCTGCATGTCTACCAGTCGGGCGGTTTCGCCCTTCGCAACACCACGACCCCGCCGGAGAAGATCACCGGCGAAAAAATGTGGTTCCCGATCTTCGGCTCGGTCGAAGCCGAGGAAGATGTGAAGCGCGGCGACGAGGCCTCGCCGGCGAACCCGAACGACACCACGGTCGGCGTCGACACCAAGAAAAGCCGCGCCTTCGAGGAAGTCTTCGAGGACGATCTCGACCAGATGACGGTCAACCGCCAGCAGGCGGTGGCCAAGCGCTCGGCCATGGCACTCGGCCGCACCCACGACCGAACGATCGTGCGTGCGCTCAAGGCGACCACCACGACCGCGGTTGGCGCCTTCGCCAACCTCATGGACTTCACCACCATGATCAAGGCCAAGCAGGCCCTCATGGCGCAGGACGTGCCGGTGGACGACGGCAACGTCTTCTTTGCCGTCGACAGCGTGTCCTGGTCGCAGCTGATCGGCGACAAGCGCATCGCCAACGCCGATTACCAGGGTCCGGACCTGCCCTACACCAAGGGCGCGCTCGCCAAGACCGTGCACGGCATCCACCTGTTCGCGATGTCGGACAAGATCATCCGCGATGGCAACGCCGCCAACCAGGTCACTTGTCTGATGTGGCACCGCGACGCGATCGGCTTCGGCTACGTCCGCGAGCTCACCGGCTCGGTGCAGTGGGACAACCGCAAGGATTGCTGGACCCACAACATGCGCATGCGCATCGGATCCAAACTGCTCCTCAACGAAGGCTGCGTGCCGGTCCAGGCCAAGTACGACGCGACCGCGATCACGCTGCCGGCGCCGTGATTTGACTGACTGCCGCGCCCGGATGGTCCGGGCGCGGTCCACCGTCGCGCCGAAGAGGATCTCGGCCGACCCCCACAAAGGGAGACTGGAAATGAGAGTTCTTGGAAACGGTCGGATCCGCCGCTCGGGCGCCGGCATCAGCTACGGCAGCGGCGCGAACATCAAGCAGCTGCAGGATTGGGAGCTCGCCACCGACGACGACGCCCCGACCGTCGAAACCGCCGGTTACTTCAATTCGCTTGCCGGCATCATGAAGGTGGGCGAGAAGATCGTCGCGCGGCTGGATCTCGACGGCACGCCGGCGTTTCGCGAGTACATTGTCAGCGCTAATGACGGCACTAACGTCACCATCACGCGCGAGAACGTCACCCAAGGCGCCGGGCTGCAGACGCTGGCCTTCTTCGTTAACCTGGCCGACATCGCGGCCGCCGGTGACCTGCTGACCAACTATGTTCCCGGCTATGCCTTCAAGATCGAGAAGTTCGATTTCCGCGTCGGCAAGCCGGCCACCACCGCGGCCAAGGCCGCGACGCTCAACATCGAGATCAACACCACCGACCTGACTGGCGGCTTGATCGCGCTGACGTCCGCGAACTGTACGCCGCAGGGCGTGGCCGTGGCCGGCACCGCCATCACCGCCAACAATGTCGGCACCAAGACGGACAGCTTCTCGATCGAGGCCTCCGCGGTGACCGCCTTCGCCGAGGGCAACGGCTACATGCTGGTGGCGATCCGCAACCTCGAAGGCTGATCGCAACCATAGATCGGGCGGGACCGCAGGCCCGCCCGGCCTTCCTCTTTCCTGGCCGAGCTCGACATGGACCGCGTCACCATCATCAACCGCGCACTTGCCCGCATCGGCTGCCTGGCCATCCAGTCGGAAGCGGAGCCAGGCCCCGCCGGCGTCGAAGTCGTCAAGACCTATGACGCCGTGCTCGAGGACATCCTGTCGAAATATCCCTGGCATTTCGCGACCCGCTTCGAGGCGCTCTCGCGAGAGACCGATACGCCGCCGCTCGGCTGGACCTCGCAATTCCTCTTGCCGCCGTCGCGCCTGGCGCTGCCGCGCGCCTACTATGACAGCGCCACGTCCATGGCGCCGCTGCTCCGCTTCCAGATCTCGGAGAACCGCGTCTTCACCGCGACCAGCGTCTGCTTCGCGGAGTTCCAGATTTCCCCGCCGCCCGCGCAGTGGCCGGGCTATTTTCGCGAGCTGATGGTGCTTTGCCTCGCCGCCGAATACGCGCTTGAGGTGCGAGAGGATCCCTCGCTGCGCGCGCAGCTGCGCCGCGACGCCTACGGCCCGCCGGAGTACCAGGGCGAAGGCGGCCAGTTCAAGATCGCCGCGGATCTCGACACCCAGGCGATGCCGTCGAAGCAGCCCGCCGGCGGCCGCAATCCGCTGGTCGACGTCCGCCACGGCTATTCGTCCGACGACGCGCGGTTCGGCTGGGGCTGAGAATGGCGCGCTTCACCCAGGTCCAGGCCGCGTTCACCTATGGCGTGCTCGATCCGCATATCATCGAGCGGCGCGACACCAAGTTCGTCGCCGGCTCGCTGTCGGACGGCAACAACATCATCCTGTTGCCGCAGGGCGGCTTCAAGGATCGCGGCGGCACGACGGATTTCGGTCGCGCACGGCGCAAGCTGACGGCGATCGCGATCGACACGACGGTCCTGTCGCTGCCGAACGGCGGCTCGGAGACAGACCTGCTCGCCGGCACCGCGATCACGACGGCCGCCGCGGCGACGACGCGGTTCGTGCTGTTCCAGTGCGATTTCGTGGGCGCGACGCTGGTCCACATGATCGACATCAAGGGCCTGTCGATCGCCACCACGGCGGCCGATAACGCGCTGATCGCCGAATACTGGGACGGCGCCGCCTGGCAGACCTTCTCGACGCCGAAAAAGATCACGCTTGGCAGTCACTCCCGCCGCTTCTCGAGCGGTGCGCCGGGCCATGCCGGCATCACCGCGACCAAGTTCCGCGTCTGCGTCGACGCCACAACGGCCGCCGGCGCCGTCACCTTCAAGGGCATCGCGCTTTATTCCGAGAGCGCCACCAGGTCGGATGGCATCGTGCGCCGCTACGCGCCGGAACAGGGCATGGCGCATCAGTTCGTCGTCACCGAAGGCAATATCGACATCTTCGAGGACGGCCTGTGGCGCGCCGCCATCGCCGTGCCTATAGCGGAGAACCTGATCCGGACGGCCAAGTTCGAGGCCAAGTACGACAGCATCCTCGCCTTCGAGCAGAACCTGCGCTCGCAGCAAGTGTTCCGGCTCGGCAGCTCGACTGAATGGGCCTGCGATCCGATCGCCTGGCTCAACATGCCGCGCGTCGACTATGGCGGCGTCTACACGAACGGCGTCAACGAGATCCAGGAGATCCAGACGTTTTCCATCACCGCCGGCGAGTTGTTCGAGCTGATCTGCGAGGGTCAGACCACCACGGCGATCACCAAGGACGGCACCGACAGCGTCACCGCGGCTAACATCAAATCGGCGCTCGAGGACCTGCCAAATGTTGGCACCGGCCTCACCGTGACGGCGCTAGGCGGCGACAAGTACCGGATCGAGTTCACCGGCGACGACAACAAGAACCGTGACTGGCTGACGATGGCCGCGAACTCGCTCGGCAATGACGGCTTCGTCCGCGTCCGCACGACGCAGCAAGGCAAGGCCGCCGGCGAGGACATGATTTCTGACGTGCGCGGCTGGCCGGCCGTGGGCCGCTACGCGCAGCAGAGGCTTATCATGGGCGGCCTCAAAAGCCGGCCTAACGACGTCCTGGCGTCCGTGACCGGCGACCCGTTCAACCTCAACACGGAAATCGACATCGCCACCAAGGCGTTTTCCTACGAGATCGACAGCTCGGAGAACAACTCGATCCGCGACATCTTCGTCGGCCGAACGCTGATGTTCTACGGCGACCAGCAGCTCTCGTTCATGAAGAACGCCGTGCTGTCGGCCGACGAGGCGCCGCAGTTCGGTTCGAGCGATGCGCCGGGCCTAAAGCGGGAGACCTCGCCCGTGAGCTCGGACAGCGCGATCTTCCACATCCAGGACGGCGGCACGACGCTGCGCATGGCGAGCTATACCGAGCTCGAGCAGAATTTCGTGGCCGAGAACGCCAGCGTGCTTTCGGCTGACCTGATCAAGGATCCCGTCGACATGTTCCGCCGGCGCGCGCTCGGCGCCGTCGACAGCGACCTGATGATCATGGTCAACAACGACGGCACGATCACCGCGCTCACGCTGATGCGCACGCAGGAAGTGTCGGGCTTTGCACCCTGGTCGACCGATGGCGCATTCCGCTCCGGCTGCGCCGACCATGACAATGTCGTGTGGCTGCTGGTCGAGCGCCAGGTGAACGGGGTGACGGATCTGCGCCTCGAGAAGCAGGAGCCGGAAAAGCTGCTCGACGAGGCGATCGAGATCACGCAAGCCTCGAGCAAGACCGTGCTAGGCCTCTCCCGTTTCAACGGCCGCAACGTCTACGCCGTCGCCAACGACAGCATCTACGGGCCGTTCCTGGTCACCGGCGGCTCGATCACCTTGCCGGAAGCGGCGACCGAGATCCGCGTCGGCACGTGGATCGCGCCGTTCGCGACCGATCCGGACGTGTCGCTGACCGAGGAGACGCGCGGGCGCATGGCGCGGCTGAAGCGCGTCAACCGGATCGAGCTCTCGGTGCTGGACACGACGTCGGTCGCCATCCGCGCCAATGACGGGCCGATCGTCGACCTTTCCCTGCGCACCAACGACGACACGATTTTCGACGAGGGTCCGCTAGCCCGGCCGTTCAGCGGCAAGGTGGAAGCCGAGGGGATGCACGGTTTCACCGATCACGGCCGCGTCACGATCACCCAGGTCTATCCGGGCTTCATGACGATGCGGTCCGTCACCAAAAGCGTCGCGGCATGAGGGCAACACGATGCAGATGATCGGCGCACTGTTGGCACCTTTGTTCGGCGGGGGCACCGCCGCGGCGGCGACAGCCGGCACCGCCGCGGCGGCAGGGGCCGCCGGAGCCTCGGTCGGCTCGAGCGCATTGACGTTCCTGCAAGGCGTGGGATCCGTGTTCGGCGCCTTGACCACGATCGGCTCGGGCGCCGCGGCGGCCGTCGAAGGCCAGAACGAGAAGGCGCAGCAGGATTTCGCGGCCAAGGACGAATATATCCAGGGCCAGCAGACCAGCGCCGCGCTCAAGGCCGAGCTCGCCAAGACCATCAGCAACCAGGCCGTGGCCTTCGCCGCCGGCGGCGTCAATCTCGGCTCCGTGTCGGTCGGCGAGGCCCGCAAGCAGGCGACCAGCGACGCCGAGAGCCAGCTGTCGCTTGCCGGCAACCAGGCGCTGTTGCGCGAGCTGCAGCGCAAGCGCGCGGGCCGCATGGCGGCTATGCAAGGAAACGCGGCGGCGATCGGCAGCATCTTCAAGGCCGGCACGCAGATCGCGCAGTTCGGCGTTGACGTGCTGCAGAGGGGCTGACGAATGGCCGAAATCCCTAAGTTCGACGCGCAGGCGCCGCGGCTCGGCAACCTCGAGGTGTCGGCCAGGACCGGCGTGCCGGAAATGCTGGCCTCGATCGCGGCCGACACCAACCGGCTGACGGCTTCGCTCGGCGCGTGGGCCGACCAGGCGGCGAAGCGCGAGGGAGAGCAGGCCGGCGCCGCGGCCGCCATGCAGGTGCAGATGCCTGGCGTCGATTTCGCGTTCGACGGCTCGAGCGCCACCACGACGCCGGTCAAGGCTGGCGGCAAGCTTTCGCCCGAGGCCGACAGCGCGATCGCGCAGGCGGCCGGGCAATACGGCGTCAGCGCCGCCTATCTGCAGCGCGTGGCGCAGATCGAGAGCTCCGGCCGCGCCAATGCCGTTTCCCCGACTGGCGCCAAAGGCCCGTTCCAGTTCGTTTCCGGCACGGCACGGCGTTACGGACTGGTCAACCCGTTCGATTGGGGACAATCGGCGCAGGCAGCGGCCAGGCTGACGGCTGACAATGCCGCCTACCTCAAGAAGGCGCTCGGCCGAGATCCGACGCTCGGCGAATTGTACCTGGCGCACCAGCAGGGCGCAGCCGGCGCGGCCCGACTGCTTTCCGATCCGCAGCAGCTCGCCGCGAACGCTGTGGGCGCCCGGGCGGTGAAGGTGAACGGCGGCTCGGCCGCGATGCAGGCGGGCGAGTTCGCCGGCCTGTGGACGCGACGGTTTTCCGACCTCGAGGGCGCGCCGCCAGCCGCGGCGGTGGCGAAGTCGACGCCAGTTCCGGCGGAGTATGCCTCAAAGGGCATAACGCAGGATCAGTGGGACGCGATGAATGCGCCGGATCCGGTGACGACAGGTGCGACAGCCGCGCCCGCCGGCAAACCGTCCGGCCTAGTGGAAGCCGGCAACATCGACCTTGCGCACCGGCCTGTCGTGAAGAACGGCGACGGAACCATCAGCACCGTGCGATCGATGTCGTTCGAGGAAGACGGCAAAGAGATCCTGATCCCGACCGTGTCGCCGGAGGGCAAGATCCTCGACGACAAGGCGGCGATCGCGCTCTACCACAAGACCGGTCAGCATCTCGGAAAGTTCGACAACGCGAACGACGCCACCGCCTACGCCAAGCAGCTGCACGAGAGCCAGGCGGCGTTCTATGGCGCCGGCGGGTCGGCGCCGGCACCCGCGCCGGCATCCGCCGGTGCCGTCAAGGTCACGCTCACCGGCGCCATGGGGCCGACGCCGCAGATCGCGGCCGGCACGATCCGCGGCGACGCCTACAACAACGCGGCGATGAACATCACCGTCAACCGCGCCGACACGGCGATGCGCGGCCAGATGGAAGCGCTGGCCCTGCAGCATGAAGGCGATCCGGCTGGCCTGTCGGCTTCGCTCGACGCGCTGCGAGCAGGCTACGTCAAGGACATGCCGCCGGCGGCCGCGGCGCTGATCGACGACAGTTTCGGCCGCCAGAAATTCGCGCTGGTGCGCGAGGCGGTGACGAAGTTTCAGTCCAACCTCGAAAGCGCCAACCAGGCCGCATTCGAGGAGAACATCGCGGCGCGGCAGGCTTCCGTCTATCGCCTGGCGGCCGCCGGCGGCAACGACGCCGAGACCGACGCGGCGATCGCCGGCGAGCTCGGCGCGCTGACGCAGTCGATCGACAGCTCGCCGATGACGCCGCTGCAGAAATCGCGCTTCAAGGCCGACGCGGTCGGCGGCGTCATCACTGCGCGCGTGCTCGGCGGCTTCGAGGCGCTGAAGGATCCCGCAGCCCGCGCCGCCTACGCGCAGAAGTTCCAGGCCGACTGGCAGTCCGGCCAGGGCCTTGTCGCCCAGATGGACGTCAAGACCTACGACAGCGTCAACGGCGAGCTCGTGCGCCGCCTGCAGGCTGACGAAGTTGCGGCGAACAAGCGCTCGGCAGCGCTCGACAAGTCGATCGAGGGCCAGATTTCGACGCTGAAAAAGGGCTGGCCGGTACCGGACGCGAACCGCGCGGTACTCCGCAACGAGGTGGCGAAGACCGGCAACCCTCAGCTTGCCGCCAATCTCGATTTCCTCGACGGCCTGGCGAACTGGCAAAAGGCTCATATCGCCTCCCGGCCGGAAGTGATCGACGCCCAGATCAACGCGCTGCAGGCGAAGATCCAGAAGGACGGCGCGAGCGACGCGGCGCTCACCACGCTCGACGTGATGGAAGGCCTGCGCGACGAGATGAAGAAGGGCCTGGCGGCGGATCCGCTGACATGGGCGAACCGCGCCGGCGTCACCCAGGTCGAGCAGCTCGACTTCACCGACAGCCAGCACCTGGCCGCCTCGATAACCGAGCGCGTCAACGACGCGACGGCGATCGCGCAGCACTACGGCATCCAGCCGAAATACTTCACCGCGGCCGAGACGGACGGCCTGACGAAGATGATCAGGCAGACGCCGCTGGCCCTGCCCTCGATCGTTTCCTCGCTCACTGCCGGTTTCGGATCTGCGACGCCGGCGGCACTTGCCGAGATCTCGAAGGATGCGCCTGTGCTCGCCCACGTTGCCGCCCTGGTGAACACGACCGGCGACCAGCGCCCGGCGATCGAGATCGCCAACGTGCTCGATCGGCGCAATCAGCCTGGCTACAAGAGCCCGCTGCCACCGGCGGGCAAATTGCAGTCTGCCGCTGCAAAAGAGATCGGCCCGGCGCTGCTATCGCTGCCAAACACGATGAGCTCCACCGTCGAGACCGCCTCGACGCTGTTCGAGGCTCGGGCCGCCGCGCGCGGCATCGACATGGAGCAATTCGACACCGAGGGCAGTCCCGCCCGCGAGCTCTATCTCGATACGCTCGACGAGGTGCTCGGAGCCACCAAGCGCAACGGCGTGAAGTATGGCGGGCTGACCGCCGTCAACGGCCTGACGACCGTCGCGCCGCCCGACATCGAGGCGGCCTCGGTGGAGCGGATGGTGCAGAACATCTCGACCGACGACATGATCTTTCAGCCGGCGATCGGCAGCGCCAACGGCGTGCCGATCACCGTCTCGGATCTGCGCCGCGGCCAACTGGTCATGACGTCGATCGGCAAGTACCGGATTGCGCTCGGCGATATCGCGGGCGGCGATCCGCGCTATGTGCCCGGCGCCAGTGGCGGCTACTTCGAGCTGGATCTCGGCATGCTGCAGCGGACGCAAAAGCCGCGTCTCGGCGACCAGGTGCTGCCGACAAATCCGGGTAACTTCCGGTGAGCTTCGTTTTCGAAAAGCCGCAGGTGAGCCCGGCCGACACCTTCGCCGGCGGCGAGGCCTCGCTTGGCGACATCTATGCCGCCGCGCTCGACCAGGCGAAATATGTCGACAACCTCACGGCGTCGGCCGGCGCCATGGAGGCGGCGATCGACGCACGCAACAAGGAGGTGTTCCGCGACACCGGCGTGCGGCTCGACAATCCCTACCGCGCGAAGTTCTCGGCCGCGCTCGAGGACGCCGCGATGCAGGAGCAGCGGCGGTTTTCGGCGATGCAGGGCGGCGAGGCCGCGCCCGACCAGGATCCCGCCGCCGTCATCCGCAAGGGCATCGCCGACTGGCAGGCGCAGGTTGCGACGGCGGCCGCACGGATCCCCGACACGAATGTCGCGAACAGGCTCAATCGCTCGATCGAGGCCGACGCGATCCAGATCGCGCGCCAGAGCGACGAGAAGCTCGGCCAGCTCATGGCTTCCCGGCCCGGTTTGGGCGGCATGGGCGCGGCGATCGCCGGCGGCTTCACCGGCACATTGCGGGATCCGCTGCAGCTGTCCCTGATGACGCTCGGCGGCGGACCGGGCGCCGGCCGCACCATCGCCTCGAGGATCCTGTCGACGGCGGCCAAGGAGGCGTTCATCAACGGTGCAAGCGAGGCGGCGCTGCAGCCAGTGGTACAGGCCTGGCGCAAGCAGGCGGGCCTCGACAACGGCCTCGACGTGGCACTGCAGAACATCGCCATGGCTTCCGCCTTTGGCGGCCTCGTCGGCGGCGGCGTACACGGCGCCGGCGAGCTGGCCGGCCGCCTGTTCGGCCGCGGCTTCGAGGCCGCCGGCGAGGCGGCCGCCGCGGACCCGCGTGTGGCCGAGCCACTGCGCCAGGCGATGAACGGCGATCGCGCAGCCGCTCGCGAGCAGCTCACCCCGATCCGCGAGGCGCTGCCGGCCGAGGCGCGCGGCGCGCTCGACCAGGTCGAGACGCTCGACCATCTCGAGGCGACCAGGACGACGGCGATATCGCCCGAGCAGCACGACGTGGCGACCGCCGCGGCGCACCGGGCCGTTGACGATGGCGCATCATTGACGCTTGCCAATCCCGACCAGGTCGCGCGCATAACCAACGACATCGTCGGCGAAGCTCCCGTCGATGCCAGTGCCAAGGGGCTGCGCAGCCTCGCCGGCTTCCTTATCGACCATGGCGGCATCCAGGATTTCCAGGGCGAGCTCGCGGCGATCGGCGCCGACAAGGTTTCCGAGAAATTCCGCGGCCGCCTGGTAAAGCAAGGCGGCATGTCGCTCGACCAGGCGCGGGAGGCCGCCGAGCAGGCCGGCTACATCGGCAGGCCGGGCGAGGTGCAGACGACGAGCGTCGCCGATCTGCTTTCTTCGCTCGAGGAAGATCTGCGCGGCAATCCGGTGCTGGCGCGGGCGGACCAGGCCGATATCAGCCGGGCCGGCGACTTCGAGGCGCAGCGCGCCGGCGTCGAGCGCACCGTCGCCGATATCTCGGCCGCGGCTGGCCCTGGCGTCGACGATGCGATCGTGCACCAGGCGGCGCGCCTGTCGATCGACGAGGGCATGCACCCGCTCGACGCGCTCGAGCACGTGCTGACCCACGCCGAGGACCATGGTGTGCCGGCTCCGGCCGTAAAGGCGAAGGGCGGAGAGCCCCTGCCCGGCTGGTCCGACGCCGAGCTCGAGCGCGCCAGCGCCGGCCGAGGCCTCGAGCCCGAGCCGGGCGCCATGCCGGATCCCGGCAAGGTCGATCCCGAGCTCGAGATCTCGCCGGCGGAGGTCAAGCAATTCGGAGAGCTGCAGTTGCCCGGCGAGGACGGGCGCCTCGTCTCGCTGGCTTCCTACGTCGACGACATCAAGCATGGCGACGAGCTCGCCGCGATCGTGAAGGCCTGCCGCGCATGAGTTTCGATCAATGCCTTGCCACGGCCGTCGAAGGCGGCGAGCTGAAACAGAGCGACGCCGATCGGCTGAAGCGCGATTTCGAACGCTTCCGCGCCAGCCATGCCGACACGGATCCAGCGCTTGCCGCCGACCAGGCCAGAAAGGATCTGCTCGAGAGCCTGGCGGCCGACACCGCGCACAAGCGCCGCAAGGCCAAGCTCGCCATGAAGAACATCCAGGAGCTCGACGCGGATCTGCGCAGCCACCGCACGCCGGCGGGCAAAGCCGATATCGCCGCGGCGGCGATCGACAAGCTCGAGCATTTCGGCAGCGCCAAGTTTTCCAGTGTCGCCGGCCGGCACGGCGCCATTCTCGGCATGGCGCACGCCAAGATGGAAGTCTTCCTGCATCACTTCCGCCGCGGCCGGCTGCTCGGCGACAAGGGACGCTGGAACGCGGCCGACATGGAGAACGTGCTGCGCGAGGCCTTCGGCGTCGACACCGGCGACGCGGCCGCCAAGGGCCTGGCGCAGGCATGGAAGAACACGCATGAATGGCTGCGCCAGCGCTTCAACGCCGCCGGCGGCGCGATCGGCGAGCTCGACAATTGGGGCCTGCCGCAGTGGCACGATCCGCGCGCTTTGCGCAAGGCGGGCCTGGCGGTCTGGAAAGACGCCATCCGCCCGCTGCTCGACGTCAAGCGGATGCGTCATCCGCTGACAGGCAAGGCCGTCGACGCGCAGGAGCTCGACGGGATCCTCGACGAGATCTGGTCGAACGTCGCCACCGAGGGCTGGGAAAGCCGCGAGCCGTCGCGCCAGGCGCTCGGCCGAGGCGCGCTTTCCAACCAGCGCGCCGAGCATCGCTTCCTGGTGTTCCAGGATCCCGAGGGCTGGCTGCAGTATCAGAACGATTTCGGCGGCGGCGGCGACGTCTACGCCGCGATGATGGCGCATATCAACGCCATGTCGAAAGACATCGCCGCCATGGAGATACTTGGGCCGAACCCGAACGGCACCGTCGAGTTCATGAAACAGGCGGTGCTGAAGGAGGCCGAGCAGATCGCCGCCGGCAAGCCCGGCCGGCTCGGCGGCGTCAAGCCCGACAAGGCGCTCGACAAGGCGCGCCAGGCGCAGAAGCGGATCGATACGGTCTGGGGCTCGATCCGCGGCCAGCTCGAGACGCCCGTCAGCTCGAGGTGGGCGAACGGCTTCGCTGCGGCGCGCTCGCTGATCACCTCGAGCGTGCTCGGCTCGGCAGCACTTTCGTCTGTTTCCGACGTCGGCACGACCGTTATCGCGCGCCGCTTCGCCGGCCTACCGGTCGGCAATGCGATCACCGACATCGTCAAGGGCTTCTCGTCCTACACCGAGCGCCAGGCGGTGCAGGCCGGCCTGGTGCTCGACGCAGCCGTGCATGCCTTCCATGCCCAGGCCCGTTATGTCGGCACGCTCGGCGGGCCGGAATGGGCGAGCTACATCGCCGACCGGGTGCTGACGCTGTCCGGCCTCACGCCGTGGACGCAGGCCGCCAAGCACGCGTTCGGCCTAGCCTTCCAGGTCGAAGCCGGCAACCAGGTGGGAAAGGCGCTGAAGGACATGCCCGACGCCCTGCAGGCGACGTTCCGCCGTTGGGGCTTCACCGATCGCCAGTGGGATCTGATGCGCAAGGCGCCGCTGCACGAGGAGCATTTGCTGCGCCCGGCCGAGATCGCCGAGCGCATCGATCCGAAGCTTGCCGAGCGCTACATCGAGATGATCCGCGGCGAGACGCAATTCGCCGTGCCGGAAGGAAGTCACCGCAGCCGCACCGTAGCAATCTCTGAAAACCAGCCCGGCACCGTCGCCGGCGAGCTCGCCCGCTCGATCTTCCAGTTCAAGTCGTTCGGCGCCGTCTTCGTCATGCTGCACGGCATGCGCATGCAGAACATGGTCGCCAGGGGCGAGTTCGCCGCGGGCGCCGCCTATGCCGGCGGGCTGCTCCTGTCGACGACGCTGTTCGGCGCCGTGGCGCTGCAGCTCAAGGCCATGGCGTCGGGCCGTAACCCGCGCGACATGACCGACCCGGCCTATTGGGCGTCGGCGCTACTGCAGGGCGGCGGGCTGGGCATCTATGGCGACTTCCTGTTTGCCAACGTCAACCGCTACGGATCCGGCTTCGCCTCGACGCTCGGAGGGCCGCTCATCGACCGGGCCAACGACTTCTGGAACCTGACCGCCGGCAACGTCATCCAGCTCGCCAGCGGCGAGAAGACGCATTTCGGCCGCGAGCTGGTGAAGTTCGCCAGGGGCAACATACCCGGCGGAAACATCTGGTACCTGAAACTCGCATTCGAGCGCGTGGTGATGGACCAGCTGCAGTTCCTCGCCGATCCAGAGGCCAACAAGGCATTCAAGCGCCAGCAGCAGTTCTGGAAGAAGAACTACAACCAGGACTATTTCTGGGCGCCCGGCAAGCTCGCCCCCGGCTGACCGCCATGCGGGAAGATGACCCGATGCGTGAGCGACCCCGCGCGTAAAACGCAACGCGCCTTTCCCGCCCATAGAGTTCCCGACGTGCGCAATCGCCGTCTGTCACCGGCCTGCGCGTTTCCGCCGCCGGCGCAGGGCCTCGCGCCGGCGGCGCCTTCCCCAAGGAACTAAGGCAAGGGAAAGCTCATGACCGCGCTGACACCAAACGATCGCTTTGTCTCGCTCTCGCCCGCGGCCGGCACGACCGTCCTGGCCTACGATTTCGAGCTGATGCTCGACGCCGGGCTGACCGTGCAGCGGATCCGCGCCGGCGTCCTGTCGACACTGGCGCTCGGCGTGGACTATTCGTTCCCGGGCGGCATCGGCAACGAGGCCGGCGGCACCTTGACGCTCGCCATCGCCAGCCTCGCCGGCGACGTCTATCAGCTGATCGGCGCCCAGCCCGAGCAGCGCCTGTCGGACTTCATCGGCAGCCAGAAATTCGACAGCGCCAAGATGAACGCGGATCTCGACGCGCTGACGATCGTCACCCAGGAGCACCGGCGCGATATCGCTCGGTCGTGGAAATCGGCTTACGGCACTGCCGGCGGCGAGATCACGGCCGGCGTCGACGGCGAGCTCGTCAAGTTCGAGGACGGCGATATTGTCGGCTCGGGCGAGAACGTCGATAGCATCGAAGGATCGACGGCTGCAGCCGCCGCATCTGCCGCCGCGGCCGCCGCGTCCCAAGCGGCAGCGTCCGGCTCAGCCGCGGCAGCTGCTGGATCGGCGACAGATGCCGCGACTAGCGCAGGCATACTGGCATCCCTTGTAGCTGGTTTTGCCGCTCTCTGGACCACCGTGCTGCAGACCACGACCTTTGCCGAGGCGTGGCTTGCCCTCAAGCTCAACGGATCGCTATCGACGCGCGCGCTGATCAAGGCGTTGACGCCACAGGCCGGAATGTCGGTACTACTCACAGAGGCAGGCCGCGTCGGCAATTTCGTCTGGACGCTGGGCAACTTTACCCAGAACGTCGCGGATGACCCGCAAGAAGGCGTGTACCTCAAGGCGAACGGCGTTGCAGCGTCGGTCGGTGCTTGGGTTCGAAGCTTCGAAACCTTGAATGTGGCGAGGTTTGGCGCGGACCCGAACTCCACAGCGAACGCGAACGCGGTCGCAATCCAGGCGGCGGTAGACTTCGCCAAGAAATACGTCGGGTCCCTGGTCGTGGGCGACATGTATCCGACCGATACCCCGATCACGATTTCCGACGTCATTCAGCTTATCGGCCGGAACACGAAGCGATCGGGGATTACGTGCAACAACGGCCATGCCGTCATCCTGGCAACCTCGAATTTGATCGCCAACGATAACAACTGGTACGGGTTCCGCGACCTTTCGCTGATATCCACGGCTGGCGCTCCTACCTCCTACGGCGTCTACCACGCCCCGGCAAACAGCGAATATCTCGCCTACTGGTCGATGAAGGGATGCTATTTGTCTGGCGTCTCTGGCGGCGGTATGTTCGATTGCACCGGCTCCACCGTCGGCATGTTTAAGACCCTGTTTGAGGGCAATTGGTGGAACAAAGGGCTCACAATCAAAGACGGCGGCGATAGCATCACCATTCGTGGCGACACGATGAATGGATCCGGTATTGGCCTTTTCGTCAACGGGCTCAAGGCCGGGGCCCGACAGCTCCATATTCAGGATTGTAGTCTCACGAGCCTGTCGGAGGGCCTCTACCTGCTGAACGTCGGCGGCGCTGTGGTTGAGAACACTTGGTTTGAAACCCCGTCCTACATGGGAAGCTACACGGGAACCACGGGAGCCCTTCTCTTTGCGCAGAACTGCCCAAACCTCCGAGCCTATCGCTGCACCTTCCAGCCCCTCGTGGCTGACATGGCAGCTCGCGGGCAGACCGCCGCGGACTACGACATCCGTATCACGGGCACCTCTACTCGGCCCATTGTGGACGACAATGACCTGTCGAAAGGCAACCTTGGGCACGGCAACATCGCGGTGGATGACTTTGAGTTCGGCCACCGGAACGTCATTGACACGGCGGCGCCGGTGTTCAGCTTCCTCGCCACTGCCAAGAACACCATCCGCAACTTCTGGGCTCCGCCACGGTGCAAGACTACGCGGACCGCAGATCAAACAGGCGTGGTGAGTGCCACTTGGACAAAGGTCGCTCTCAATGTCGCGAACCAGGACGTGGGGAGCTACTTCGACATCGTCACCAACAACCGCTGGACCCCGCCGAAAGGCCGGGTGAACATCGCGGCGGCTCTGCGGTTTAGCGCTGGCGTGGTCGATCAGGGAACCTATGCCGCAGCAATCTACAAGAACGGCGTCATTTTCCAAGTCGGCGCGTTCTTTCAAGGCAGCGGTGCAGGCAGCGTCATTGATCCGGTAGTCACCTGCTATGACGACGCCAGCGGAACGGACTACTACGAGCTGTGGTGCTACGGCACATCTGGCGGGACGCTCACTGTGCAGGGCAACAACGCGTTCACTTGGTTCGAAGGTCAGTGGGCCGGCCCGATCAACTGACGCCCTTGTGTTCTGATAAGCCGCTGGTAAAACGCGATCACGATGGTGCAACTTTTCGTGATCGCTTTTGTTGGGCGGCAGGGATCAAGCTTCCTGCAAGGGCTAATTGATTCTCATCCGAATGCCTCATGTCTCGGCGAGTTGTTCTCGCCTGCCGCGTCAAGGAGAGGGATAAAGGCCTATCTGCGTGGGGAGCCGCAGCCTTTCATTCATAGCGGCGAGGCGACCGTTTCCGATTACCTCGAAAAGCATCTTCACCATCGGCGGGGCAATGCACTCGGTTTCAAGTTGCCGCTCTATTCGATGCAACATCATTTGGACATTGTGCCGGCACTCAGGGCCTTCAACTACAAGGTTGTGCTGGTCACCCGCGAAAACCTGCTTGATCAGTTCATTTCGATGCGCCTGGCGCAGATCAACAACGCCTGGCGTTCCGATCTGGGCGAGTTCAAGACGCGCAGCTTTGTCGCCGATCCGTCAGACGCACAGTGCCGCTTTGAGCAGTGGGAGCAGGAAAACGCCGCGACAGCCGCGGCGGTGGCAGGCCTGCCGGCCATCCACGTCAGCTACGAACAAATCAAAGAAAGCCTGCCTACAGTGCTCGAATTTCTCGGACTGCCACCGGCTCCAACCAAGAGCCCGTTTGAACGCCAGCGCACATGGAGCCGAGCAGAGGCAGTGGAGAATTTCGAGGATCTAGCCGCGCATTTCGCGTCCACCAGGTGGGCGCGCTTCTTCGAAGGCTAGCGGTTGTCCTTAATCAGCACTTCGCCGTCAAACTCAACCGGCGCGCCCCGCTGGAACGCCTGAAAAACCTTGCGATCGCTGCGCCGCCCGTCGCCGTGGTAGACGAGCACGCGGTTCTTTCGCCATGGCAATAGTTTCAGGATGTAAGCAAGCATCGTCGGCCTCAACGGAAAGAGCGCTGCCCGTTTCATTAAAACCTTCGCGCCGCCGTGACAAGCAACACGCGTCTGACACTCCACAACTGACCTAAAACGCAACACGCCGCCGCCAGCCGTACCTTCCTCGCCACAGGAGGCCCGGCATGGACAGGAACGTTCCCAAGGCGGCGCAGGCGCTGCTCGACTTCATCGGCTCGATCGAGGCGCCGCACGGCTATGACACCGTCTACGGCAACCACCAGGCGCAGCTGCCGAAGCCGCTGACCTCGATGACGATCGACGAGGTGATCGCGGCCGGGCTCTCCTGGTCGAAAAGGTTCGGCAGCTCGGCCGCCGGCAAGCTGCAGTTCATGCGCGCCACGCTGCAGCGGCTGAAGAAGGTGCTAAACCTCACCGGCGCCGAGCTGCTCGACGCCGGCATGCAGGACGCGCTCGGCTACCAGCTGCTCAAGGAACGCGGCTATGCCGGCTTTGTCGCCGGCCAGATCACGCGCACGGCCTTCGGCAAGGCGCTGGCGCAGGAATGGGCATCCTTTCCGGTGCTCGCCGAGACCAAGGGCGCCAGGCGCACCGTCGCGCGCGGCCAGAGCTACTACGCCGGCGACGGCCTCAACAAGTCGCTGGTGACGCCGGAGCGCGTCGAGGCGATGCTCGACCAGGTGTTCGCCATGGCCGCGACGGCAGGAGGGAAGCCCGCCAGCGCGCAAACGCCGGCGCCGACGACGTCCGCACTGCCCGAGCCGGCGAAGCCGCTTCCAGCGCCCAGCCTGCCCATTCCAGGCAAGCCGGATCCGGCGCCGAAACGGAAATGGTGGGCCGGCATCGCGGCCGCGCTCGGCATCGGCACCGCCGCCGGCGGCGCCGGCTGGCATTTCAACGAGTGGATCCTGTTCGGCGGGCTCGGCCTGATCCTGGTCGTAGCTGTCGCCGTCTGGCTGCATGGGAGGAAGGCATGAGCTGGTTCGAAAAGGTCAAGGCGTGGTTCAAGCATTCCGAAACGATCGCGTGGGCGCGACTGCAGATGCTGGTCGGCGCCGTCCTGTCGGTGCTCGCCACCGTCGATCCCACGATCTTCAACCAGTACATCCCCGATCGCTGGTTGCCAGTCTACGTCGTCGCCTCCGGCGTCCTGACGGAATACCTGCGCCGGCGTGGCGCCAAGGATCTCTGAACCATGGAGCTCGTCCCGATCCTCGCCCCGCTCATCGAAAAGGTTCTGCCGTACCTGGCGGCCGCCGGCGCCGCGATGGCGGCGCTCGGCGTGGCGCTATGGCGCGCCCGTGCCAAGGGCGCGGCCGCCGAGAAGGCCCGCCAGGCGGCCGAGGAAGCCAAAGCCCGCGACATCGCCGACCAGGTCGACAACGACGTCGGCGCCCTGCCGCCCGACGCGGTGCGCCAGGAGCTGAAGAAATGGGGCGACAAATGAGGGTGCTTCCCCTGATCCTGTTCCTCGCGATCGCCGGCTGCACGACGGCCAAGGGCGGCTTCTGCGCCGTCGCCTCGCCAGTCCGGATCTCGGCCGCCGCGGTCGACCAGCTCACCGACGCGCAGGCGCGCGCGCTGCTTGCGCATAACCGCAAGGGCGAGAAGCTTTGCGGATGGAAGTCCTGATGACGATCGACTGGACCATCAACATCAGCCATGTGCTGACGATCGCCTGCGCAATCGCCGGCGGCATTGCCGCATGGGTGACGCTGCGCTGGCGCGTCGCGTCGATCGAGACGGCGATCGGCCGCATCGAGAAAGCGATCGAAGCCGAGCGCAACGCGTTCGCCCTCTCCACGGCCGCCATGAACGGCAGCCTGAAGATCATCCAGGAGCGCATCGAGGACGTGCGCGCCAAGGGCGCCCATGAGCTCGCCGAGTTCAAGCTCGACGTAGCGAAGCACTATGCCGGCCACGCCGCGCTGCGCGACATGGAGGCGCGCCTGGTCAAGGCGATCGACGAGCTCGGGGAGCGGCTAGAAAAGCTGTCCGAAGACAGGCAGCGATTGCGCTCTTGAGGCCGTGGGAAAAGTGGCAGTTTTTTAGCCATAATCCCACGGACTGTTTGACTAAGCCGTTGATTTCGTTACAAGCCGGGTAGGTTCAAATCCTGCCACTCCGACCAGATCGAAGCTCCCCGACAATCAGCCTCAAACACTTGCGCCGTAAGGCTTTGCGCGTTTTTCCCGGTTGGAACAATACCAGAACGTGTGACGTCCGTGAGACGTCACACGGTCACATATGTGACTTGCGACGTTCCCGGAGCGTTCACGCCGCCTCTCGGTGCAGCCTTTCGTCAATGTTCTTGAGCCTATGCGTGGCCGCGTGAAGCAGCGTCAGAATGGCGCTCGTGAGGCGCAACCGCTCGGCCGGCTCTGCCTCCTGGTGGATGAAGATCAACAGATCGATGATGTCCTCGGTCTCACAGAGATAGAGATCGATCGCGTTGGTGTTTCCGTCGTGGTCCATTTCCTCTTGATGCTCCTGCATGTGACTGCCTTCGCCGGCGCCCTCATGGTCCGGCGTTGCCTGTTTTGAGATCGAACTTAAAACCGGAGGATTGCCGTGGCTCCCGCTCCGCCTTTGCTCGCCCCGCTTCTGTGACGGGATGAGCGAAACTCGCCGACATCGGAAACGTGATCAACCGTTAGAAAAATTGGTTGTGAACTGATGTGAAAAGCGTGGAGGAGCGCCGCCGCGTTAGCGAAATATATACCACCGGTGGGACGATTTCCGACGCGATGGCTTTCGGCCATAACATCGCAATGCCGAGTGAATTGCCCAGCTTCCACCTGCGTCTTTCCGTCGACCTCAAGGAGCGGCTCGAGGCCGTCGCGGCCGAAAACAATCGCTCGGTCACGGCCGAGATGACGGCAAGGCTCGAGCGCTCCTTCGAGCTCGACAAGGTCGACCGAGGCAAGGCCCTGCAGCTGATCACCGAGGCGGCGCAGATCCTGCAGAAGGGCTCGTGAGCATCACCGTCAGGTAACAGCCGACGACGGTGAAATGGTTGCGGATCCTGTTGCCGCAGCCCATGCAGCGCAGGTGACGGCCGACATAGCGCAGCTGCTCGCCGGCGCCCCAACGCTTCTCGATCCGATGGCGATCGACAGGACCGACATGAGCACAGAGCAGGCAGCGGCCGCCCAGGATGTAGGTTTCCGGCACGTCGCGGAAGCTGATGGCATAGTAGGGTTTGCCTGGCACGGCGTCGAAAAGCGGGTCCATCGTTCCGATTTCGTTCCGCCGGCGTTGGCCGTCAAGCGGTGCGCGGAAATTATTCCTATGTCGCTTTGTCGCGGAGCGGCTTCTTGCGGCCCGGCGCCTTGGTGACGCCGACCGATGCCTGCCGTACGGTCACCGGCTGGCCGATCGACACGGTGACGGTGCCGAGATCGTCGTCGACGCGCACGGCCTCGCGCGTCAGCTCGATATGGTCGCCTGGTTTCGACTTCGGCGGCACCGCCATGGAGAAAGGGAAGTCGTAGCCGGCGATCTGGACGCTGGCGCGGCCGCCGTCCATCAGCTTGACGATGGTGATCTCAAGCGTGATCTCGTCGCCTATGTCGATGTCGGTCGCCTTATCAGCCATCGCTAAAGGATGGCGCCGGCAGTGCCGGCGTCAAGAGCGTGCGGTCTTCCCTGCCTGGCCGAGCTCCGCCAGATGGCGGGCGAACCACGCCTCGAGCTTCTTCATGCCTTCCTGCGCGAAGCTCGGATCGATGTCGACATAGTGGCCGAGCACGGCCTCGCCGCCGCCGAAGGCATGGCCGGAGAAGCCGGCGACCTGCCACTTGTTGCAGCCGGCGCGGGCCAGCCAGGAAAGGCAGGTGTCGCGCATGTCCTGGTCGCGCAGATCCGCAACCGAGGGCAGCAGCTGCACGCCGGCGGCCGCGAGCTCGGCCGCGACGTCGCGGGCGCCGAACAGCGCCTTCCATTCCTTGTCGACCTTGCCGGTCTTCTCCTCGAGCGCCGGCGTGCCGAAGGCGACGGCCTGGCGCAGCATGCGGAACACCTTGCCGTAGCGTCCTTCCGTCCATGCGACGTTGCCGGCCTCCCACAGGAAAACCGGCTGCGCGCCGAGCTGCAGGACCTTGCGGCTCTTCCTGCGCGCCCTGGCGGCATCGATGCGCGCGGCGAGCATCGCGGATAGAGGGATCAACAAGCGCTGACCGATCGCGTCCTTCTTGTGCGGGGCGAACATGATGCCGTCCGCCGAGATCTGCGTCTCGACCAGGGACCGGCGATCGTTCTGGCGCTGCGCCGTCCAGGCACCGGCGCAGAGCATATCGCCAATGTCGTGCAGCCCGAGCGCATCGGCGCCGGCGACAAGCGTGACGAACTCCTGCACCGTCGCGGGCCGAACGCGCCGCGGCAGCATCGGCAGCGTCTCGTGGCTGTCCGCGGCCGGATTGTGATGCACCAGCTTGTCGCGCCTGCCGGAGGCGAAGGCGACGGAGATCACGCCGCGCACCGCCCTCGCCTGCGCCAGGCCGTGCGACTGCTCGATGGCGTCGACCAGGCCGTCGAGCACCGGGCCGGTCAAATCGTCGGCCGGCTCATGCCACCACTGGCCGCCCTCGAAATTGCGCAGGCAGTTCACCGCCTTGCGATAGGTGGCGATCGTGGTGTCGGCCAGTGGCCGGCGCTTCTTCTTTCCCTGCAGCACCGCCCTGCCCTGCATGCGCGGGCTGGATAGATAGGCCTCCATCACCTGGCTGATCGAGACGCGGCCATCGGCGCGGGATTTCGCCGTCGCCGCGGCCGTCCTCTTCACCGTGGTTTTGCCGGCCGCGATCGCCGCGCGCTTCTCGGCGATCTCGAGCTGGCACGCCTTCGACCAGGCGATCGCCTCGTCAAGGCTGAACCACGGCCCTTTCCGGCCGTGGCGCAGATCCTCGCCCTTGTAGCCGAGCTCGCGGGCGGCCGGGCTCGGAAAGAAGCGCGGCCGGCCGTCGCGCCAGGTGACAAGCGGAATGTTGATCTCGACGCGGCCCATCGGGCGCCCCTCGCGTGGAAGTCTGGAGCCTGCGAACATGGTGAAATCCTTCCCGCTTGTCAAAATGGCCTGTGGACCGTCACACCGCCGAGTTGGCGAGGTACGCGGCGATCGCCCGCGAAAGGCGTTGTTGGAACTGCTCCTCGCCGACGACCTGGCGCCGGCGGATCGTGAATGCCTTGTCGACCGACAGGAACGCCTCGCGTGCTTTCGCGAGCCGATCGCGATCGATGCCGGCGAGCTCTTTGGAAAGCGCTGCACTTGCCATTTTTCCATCCTTTCCGTTTCAAGAAATTGGCGGGCGCCATTCACGGCCGCCCGCCCAAGGTGCTCGCCGAACTCTCGTCGACGGCGAGATCTATGAGGCCCGGCAGGTACGCGGTGGGAGGTGGAACCATCCCGCCGGGCCGACCCCTCAAAGGGATCTATTCATGCGCGCCGCCGGCGGCGCGAATTGCTGGCGCTCGAGACGAGCGTCCTGCTTGGCGATTGCCTGGCGGATGTCGTCGGCGATCTTCGTCTCGCCTTCGACGGCGACCAGGCCAAGCCAGCGATCGAGCGTTTCGCGCTGCAGCCGGCTCATGGCGATCAACGCCAGTTCCTCGACATGGTCAGGGGCGGGCATCATAGCTTCTCTCCGACCGAGCCGAACACGTCCGAGCCCTTGCGCGTGATGCGCACGCAGTTCGGTGCCTGGTGTGCCAGCAAGCCGCGCTTCACCAGCGCGTCGATGGTGTTGGCAGCGTGCCCGGCGAGGCCTACGCTCTGGTTCTGCCAACCGTGACGCTGCTTGTAGAGTGGCGCCTGCGCAGCGCTATCCATCGCCTTCTTCTGCGCTTGTGAGAGCGAGCGCCAGATCGCCAGATCCTTCTGCCGTTGCGCGCTCATGCTCGCCTCCGCTGACGGCGCTCGATCATCACGCCGTAGGTTGCGAGGCCTCTGCCGGTAAGCGTGAGCTTGCTGCCCCTGGCGCTGATCGTGTCGAGCCGGACAAGGCCCTCGCGAATGAGGCCCTGCGCCAGCTGGCGGGTGATGCGGTGCGGCGGGCGGCCATAGTAGCCGCCGGCGTTGGCGTAGAGCTCGTGGTCGTGGACCATCTCGAGGCCCTTGCGCTCGGCCGTGGTCAGACGCGCGGGATCCAGCGCGGGGAGCTGCGTGGTCATGTGTTGCCTCCCCGCATGGCGGTGACCCGGGCGGATCGCTGCGTTGAATTTGGCGGAGCCTTTCCGCTCATCAGGCCAACGACGGCGCTTGTGAATGCCTCCATCAGTTGATCGAGAGCCACGACCTGGTTGCCGGTGCTCTTGGCTGCGCTGACAGCGGCCGAGCCCATGATCGAGCCCATGGCCTGCACGATGAAACCTTGCGGCACACCGCGGTTGGACAAATCCGCCTGGCCGACGAGCAGGAACTCGATCGCCGGAATAAGCCGCTCCTGCGCATCAATGCCGAGCTTACCTTCCTCGCCTACTGCAAGCCGCGCAGCAGCGATCGCTTCCGCCGAGGTCTTCCGAGCCATCCTGGTGATGGCATCGAGGTCGTAGTGAAAAGGCGTGTTCATCCGAACCTCCGCTGCAGCGGGGTCAGGTCAGGCGCGGGCTCGGCGCCGGCGAGCAGGCCGCCGTTGTTTTCCAGCCAACGCATGATCGCCGGCCTCGACCAGCCGTTGAGGCCGGGCAGTTTCGGCGGGAAGCCGTGCGCCTCGAGCGCGACGCGCTTGTTGAGAAAACTCTCGCGACATTTGTAGCGGAGCAGACGCGCGACCTCGATCGCGCTGATCACCTGCCGTTCCGGCGGCCGCTCCGATAGCCGCCCGGGCAGAACCTGCATGTTCATGGCTCACCTCGCAAATCAGTTGCGAGACAAAAGATGAGCCAAGATGTGCTTTAATGCAACTGTCTTTTCAAAAAAAGCTATCGTCCAGTGATTTTCGTTTCACGTGGAACAATGGTCTTGAGCCGCTCGACCTGAAACGACACGACGCCCTCGAAGGCCTCCGCGCTGCCATTCTGCGCCTTCGACAGCCAATCGGCGAGCTCGACGACGGCGCGCGCGACGTCCGCCGGCGAGGCCAGCTGCAGGGCCGACTTGCGGTGCAGCGCGGCGATCGTCTGCTCCACCGCGTGCCGGAAAGCCTGGTAGTCCGGCGATATCGGCGGCGAGACGCCGAAGGTGCGCACGATCTTGTCGATCGTCGTCGACGACAGCGCGGTCGGATGATCTGCATTCGCGGCGAGCCTGGTGAGCGTGGTCGGCACCAGGCCGGCCTGCTTGGCAATTTGCGTCACTGTCAGATTGTTCAATTGCGCCGGCAGCGCCAGCAACCATTCGCGATGCAGCTGGATCAACTCCCGAGCTGCGCCCGAAGACCCCTCATTCTTCGCCATACGCATTACTCCAAACACAGGAGCTGCAGCGTGCGCTATGGGGATAGCTGATGCGACTTGCACAAACACACTTGACACAACAAAGCCAAATCAGATTTGGGTTGCATTAATGCACACAGATCAGGTGAAAGCGCAATGGACAATCGCACGGAAATCCTGAGCAGCGAAGCGCTTGCGGCACGCGCCGAGGCGCTCGGCGTGCCGCTGTCGAAGCTCGCGACCGAGGCCGGCCTCGCCGCCTCGACCGCTTCCAGGTGGAAGACCGGCGGCGCGACCGACCGCAATCTGCGCGCCGTGCAGCGTGTGCTGGAGGCGCGCGAGCGTGCCCTCCTCCGCTCCCTGATGCGCCTTCATCCCGACCTGGTCGAGGACGCGGCATGAACGCCTGGTTCCGTCGCGCCTGCGATCGCGCGTTCAATCTCGGCCTGTCGATTGGCGAGCTCACCCGCCGCTGCCACGGCGAGACCGGCAACCGCCAGATGGTCGAAGCGGTGCTCGAGCTCGAGGCGATCCTGCAGGCCGACGAGCGGCGGGAGAAGGCCGCATGAGCTGGTCACCTGAAATGCGGGAAGCGCGCCGTGCCCGAGTGAGCCAGGCCGACATGCTTGACGCCGATGTCCTCCACTATGAGCTCTTTCAGGGCGATCGCGACAGCAACGTCGTGTTGCTCGCCAACCGGATGCTGGTGACGCGCAAGCCGCACGATTGTGTCATCTGCCGCGAAATGATCCCGGGCGGAACTCGCGTGCGGGCGCAGTCGGAGGTTAGTCGCGACGACAACCAGGTCGCTCGCTTCTATGTCTGCGTGCCCTGCTGCGAAGCCATTGCAAAGCGCTTCGAGGACAACGGCGCAGCGATAGACGGGCGCTACGCTCTGGCGAGGCAGCAATGAGCAAGTTCACCCGCTTCTGCTACGCCGACGCCTTCGGCGGTCAATACAAGGACAAGCCGGCCTTTATCGAGGCGATACTCGGCCGGCTCAAGATCGAGGCCCGCCAGGATGGCTGGCCGGGCGTCCAGCTGGAGGACGTCGACTGGATCGAGAAGCGCGGCGAGCCGCCGATCGCCGTCATTCAGCTGCGCCCGGGCCATGGCGACGTCAATGTCGCCGACGTGCGGATATTCCTGGCCGATAAGCGCAAGCGGCAATTCAAGCTGGTGGCACAGGAGGACGCGGCATGAATGTCGCGCAGATAAGTTTTTCCGTTTCGGCGACCGTCTACAACGCAATGGCGAAGCGCGCCGGCCCGCTCAATGTGCGTCCGGCCGAATATGCCCGCCGCCTGTTCGAGGCGGCATGGGCGGCGCGTGTCGCCGGCGAGCGCGGCGTGCCGACCGAGGACCGCGCGCTCGACCACCAGGTGCAGCAGGTTTTCCTCCTGGCCGACTGCGAGCCGGAATACATCGCCGAGGCGTTAAAGCTGCCGCTCGAGCGCGTAACGAAGATCCTCGAGGGCTGGCGCCGGGTGGCGCGGGAGCTGGCGGAGCCGCCGGCGCAGGAGAAGCCGGCTGCAACGCCAGCGCCTTCGGAAGATACCGCCGAACCGAGAGGCAGGATGACGGCCGACGAGGTCGCGGTGCTGCGCAATCTGTGGCGCGAAGGCAAACCGATCCCGGTCATCGCCGCCACGCTCGAGCGCACGCCCAAGGCGATCGAGCAATTCGCCAATCGCAACCGCGATATCTGCCCGGCGCGGAGGGCCAAGGCATGAGTGACAAGGTTCCGATGATCGACCAGCTGCACAACGCCGTCGACGATCGCGCGCGGGCCGACGTGCTGTTGCGGTGCCCCGACGCCGTCATGCTGAAATACGAGACGCCGTTCCTGAATGCCTGCCGCGAGTTTCCCGCCGGCGAGCATTTCGTGCTGCAGCGGACCAACGCCATGCGCATGGTCCGCAACGCCGCCGGCGGCCTGCCGGGACGCGTCGCCCTCGAGCTCGAGACACTGCGCGCCGAGCTAACCGCCTACGCCGCCGGCGCGCCGATCGCCGGCGAGCAGCCGACTGTCACCGACATGTGAGACCCGGCGCGGCGCCCCAAACGCGCCGGGCCTTGTGCGAGTTGTGTGTGTACCCCTGGCGCCGTCCGAGTGAGTGCGGGCTGCGCCGACGAGCCGGTTCCTGGCCATGGGAACCGGCTCGCTCCCTCGAAACGACAAGCCGGAAACGGCGGAGAAAGCCATGCGGGGACGACGACGCATTCTTGAGCTCAATCGCAATGTCGCCGGCGCGCGCGCGGCGTTCCTGCGCGTAGCGACGGTGGTTTCCGCCGCGACCGGCGTCTCGATGGCCGCGATAATCGAGCAACAGCTGCGCGGTCGACCGAACCGCAGCCGCAAGGATCCGAGGACTTTCGCCAGGCTGGCGACGACCTACCTCACAGTCACCTCCTGCAATGTGCGCCAGGGCACGCTGGCGCGCATGCTCGGCCGGCACCGCCGGCGGATCCTCGACGACGTGCGCCGTATCGAGGACGCCCGCGACGACGCCAAGGTCGACGCCTTCTTCGATCGCCTCGAGGCGATGCTGTGATCGACCTGCGCGAGATCCGGCAGCGCCTGCAGGACGATATCGTTGCGCTCTGCCGCGAGCTGGTGCCCGGCGGGCGCGTCAACGGCAATTACTGGATCGGGCGCAATCCGATCCGCGACGACAAGCACGCCGGATCCTTCTGGGTGCTGATCAAGGGGCCGGCGCGCGGCGCCTGGCGCGACGAGGCCGGCGTGCGAGGCGTCGACGACGGCGACGTCGTCGACCTGGTGCGCTACTGCAGGCGGCTTCCCGACCTTTCCGAGACGCGCAAGGAATGCCTCAAATGGCTCGGCCTGTCCGACACCGGCGGCCAGCGCATGAACGCGGCCGAGCTCGCCGAGCGCGATCGCCGGCGCCAGGCGCTGCGCGAGCAGGAGGAAAAGGCCGAGGCCGAGCTGCGCGCCAAGAACGCCAAGTCGGCGCTCGGCCTCTGGCTGCATGCCGACAAGCTGACGCCGGAGAGTTTCCCGGGCTCGATCGTCGATCGCTATCTGCAATCTAGGGCGATCGACCTGGTCGCCGGCATGATCGAGCCCGAGCGGCCGCTGCCTGGCGCGCTGCGCTTCTATGCTAGCCACGATTTCCGCACCGCGGACGGCGAGCTGATCGACCTTCCCTGCATGATCGCGCTGATGAGCGGCGCGGACGGCAAGGGCCGCGCGATCCATCGCACCTGGCTGGCGCCGGACGGATCCGGCAAGGCCGTGCTGCCGGATCCGAAGCACAACAAGCCGCGCAAGATCTGGCCGGCCGGGTGGCAGGGCAGCGTGATCCGGATCTCGAAGGGCGCAGGCAACCACACGCCCGAGGAAGCCGCGAAGCGCGGGATCTCGGCGCCGCTGATCGTTACTGAAGGCATCGAGGACGGCCTCGCCTGCGCGCTGGCGATGCCCGATCGGCGCGTCTGGGCCGCCGGCACGCTCGGCAATATCGGCCACGTGCCCAACCTGCCCTGCATCTCGAGCTTCACCGTCTGCGCCGACAACGATTGGGGCAAAGGCCAGGCCGAGCGCGCGCTCGACACCGCGATCGCCGCGCTCAGGGCGCACGGCAAGCCCGTCTACGTCGCGCGATCGCCGCGCGGCAAGGACATGAACGACCTTTTGAAAGGAGAGAAGGCATGAGACACAGGGCGATATTGATGGCGGCGCTGGCGGCCGGGCTCGGCCGACCGGTCCAGATCCGGCCGGACGGCATCGAGCGCAAGCTTTACGATTATGCCCGCGAGCGAAAATTTCCGCCGGCCGAGACGCTGGCGAGAAAGGCGGCCGAGCTCGCCGGCGGCGACTATCCCTACCCTTCGCTCGCCGCGGCGCCCGAACCCGAGCGTGTGTTCTTCACGGCGTTTCGCACCGTCGCCGAGGCGCTCGAGCCGTTCCACGAGGATGACGATCCGAATGCGGCGCATGACGAGGCGCAGCTTGCCAGTGCCGACACTGACGGCATCCAAACACCAACTCTCGCCGATTTGCTTGCCGAGGCCGGCTGCAAGAACGCAGTCGACCTGGTCGACATGGCGAAGGTTGGCAACTCGCTGATGGCATCGATCGAGATCTACACAAAAGCCGGCGAGGTGCTCGAGGGCTGGTCGCCGGCGGAAGATCCCGCCGAGGTCATTGGCGACCTGGTCGACATGGTCGAGACGGCCGAGGCCGCGCGCGACAAGCTGCAGGACCAGGTGCTCGAATTGACCAAGGCGCCCCCACCCCAAGAGCAGGACGAGGATCCTGACAAGAAGAAGGCCGCCGACCAGGCCGACGACGACAACAACAAGAAAAAATCCAAGTAACTGACAGAGCATCATGGCCGGTGACAGAGACGGCGGCGCGTATGACGCATACGCGCCGCGCAGCCCCAAATCGTCGAAGAAGGCAGGTCGCGCGAAGGCGCAGGCCGACGAGCATGTCGACGACGCCGGCGACGAGTTCACGCCGATCGGCGACACCGACGCCGTCGCCGCGGCGCTGAAAGACGCCGAGAGCCGACCGCAACCGTCGATCGGCATGCGGGATCCGCACCCCGGCCAGTCGCTCGACGGCATCGAGCCCGGCAAGTGGGATCCCGATCTCTACGGCCTGCCGCCCGATTGCCCGGTGCTCCCGCTCGGCACCGAGGACGGGCTGTTCTTTTTCCTCGACACGATCGGCCAGATGCGCGCCCTGAAAGACGGAGAGCTCGGCCAGGCCGGCATCAATTCGCTGTTCATGGGACGGCACTGGTATCTCTATTGGGCGTTCCCGAAGAAGAACGCCGAGGGCAGCGTCACCAGCTGGCGGCCGGAGAAGGCGCGCGAGGTGCTCATGGGCGCCTGCGCGCGCAAAGGCTCCTGGAACCCATTCAACCGCGTGCGCGGCCGCGGCATGTGGAAAGGCCGCGACGGCCGCCTGGTGCTGCATTGCGGCGACATGCTCTATTCGGCCCGCGGCGAGGAAGAGCTCGGCGAGCTCGAGGGCCAGGTCTATCCGACCAGGCCATCGATCCCGCGACCGTGGCCGATATCGCTGCAGGGCAAGAAAGGTCCGGCCGCCAAGCTGATCCCGCATTTTCGCACGTGGAAATGGGTACGGCCGAAGCTCGATCCGATCCTGCTCATGGGCGCGATCGGCGTCGGCTACCTCGGCGCCGCGGTGAACTACCGCCCGGGCGCCTATGTGCTTGGCGACAAGGCGACCGGCAAATCCGGCCTGCACGACGACATCAAGGCCATGCAGGGCGAATGGCTGGTGCACACGGCCGACACGACCGCCGCCGGCATCTACCAGCTGTTGAAATTCGACTGCCTGCCGGTGGCGATCGACGAGTTCGAGGCCAAGGCCGACAACCGCAAGGCCAAGGCGGTGATCGAGCTCATGCGCCTGTCGTTTTCAGGCGCGCCGATGAACCGCGGCGGCGACAGCCACAAGGGCACGCAGTTCCACGGCCGATCGGCCTTCCGCTTCTCCTCGATCAACATGCCGGCGATGGAGCCGCAGGATCTGTCGCGCCTGGTGATCCTGCGCCTGCAGCGCCAACCGCAGGGCGCGGTGAAGCCGATCATTCCCGAGGAGGAGCTCGCCGAGCTCGGCCGCAAGATCCTGCGCCGCCTGGTCGACAATTGGCACCGGTGGCACGCCACGCTTTCGGCCTGGCGCGAGTTCCTCGCCTCATGCGGTCACGACGGCCGCGGCCAGGACACATTCGGCACACTGATGGCGGTGGCCGACCTGGTGATTTCCGACGACGCGGTCGAGCTCGAGATCGAGATCGGCCCGAACGCCGAGAATTTCGATAGCTGGCGCGAGCTGCTCGATGTGTCGAGCCTGGCCGAGTTCGAGGACGCGGCCGAGAACTGGAAGCTGTGCCTGTCGCACCTGCTCTCGCAGCGCATCGAGGCCTGGCGCGGCGGCACCAGGCACACGGTGGGCCAGCTGCTCACCGAGTATTGGGAGCGCGACGTCAACAGCGCCGAGGCGATCACCTTCAACCAGACCCGCGCGCTGCTCGAGCAGACCGGGCTGACGCTGATGAAGCCGACCGACAGGACCGGGCATTACGAGCTGCTGGTGCCCAACCAGCACACGCTGCTGCACGGCCTGTTCAAGGACAGCAAATGGCAGGGCGAGCTCGCCGCCGGCACATGGACCGGCGCGCTGCGCCAGGCGCCGCAGGAGATGTGGCGCGAGGGCAGCGCCCGCATCAACGGCTTCAAGTTCAAGGGCACGGCGATCGCGCTGAAGGACATCATCGTCAACGAAGGAGAGGCGAGGTCGTGAGTGAGCACCTGTTGCCTGCACGGGGGCAAAAAGTAGAACTGCTTAGGTTCGCACATAGCGTTAATCCAAACCACAAATGCGAGGTGCGAGAAGCCGGCCGCCTGATGCCGTTCGGCTTGTTCTTTGGCACCAAAGCAGAATGCCTCAAGTGGATCGCTGATCACGAGCTTGAATGCGTCAATCTGGCGGAGTGGCGCGGGCGGTCATGATCATTCCCCGCGATCGACGTCGATCAGGACCAGTGGAGCGAGGCCGCGCGCCAGAGCGGCCGATCGGCGGCGCGACCAGGCGTCGCGCCTGCAACAGGTTTGCGGCCCGGCAGGGCCGCGCCGCTTTAGCTGGCAGCGCCGGGGTTTGGGCGGCCTGCGCGCACGCCCTGGCCCCTCGCCCCATGGCCGCCGGCGCTTGCCCCTCGAACCCGTTCGCCGGCTCGAAAAACGCAACATCA